AAGTTGTTCCTTGATAATACTTTTTTTCCTTATTTGGAAAAACATGGAATTCGTAATGTTGTTCACCTTGGGGATCTCGTTGATAGGCGTAAATATATTAACTACAATACTGGGAACCGTTTAAAAAATGATTTCCTTGATCCACTTTTAGGTAGAAACCTTGAGGTTCATCTGATTGCTGGTAATCATGATACTTACTTTAAAAACACGAATGAGATTAATGCACTTCGTGAACTTGTTTATGGTAAGTATCCGTTTCATATCTACGATCGTTATGCTGAAACAGTAACGTTCGATAACCTTCCTATTCTTTTTATTCCATGGATATGTGATGACAACAACAAACAAATCCTTTCAGCGATTGAGAATGCTAATACGTCAGTGTGCGCAGGACACCTTGAGATACAAGGTTTCGAAATGTATCGCGGAAGTATCGTATCTCATGGCAGTGACCGTTCTTTATTTGGGCGCTTTGACATGGTTCTTAGCGGTCATTATCATCACCGTTCCACTGATGGTACTATTTTCTATCTTGGTTCTCATGGCGAGTTTACCTGGTCTGATTATGATGATCCTAGAGGGTTTCATATCTTGGATACAGAAACGCGTGAGTTGACTTTCATTGAAAATCCATATAAGATGTTTAAGAAGGTATGGTATAATGACGTTGACGAAAATTTCCTAAATGCTGATGTAGATTACTCTAGTTTTAAAAATACATTGCTGAAGGTTATTGTAACAAATAAAACTAATCCATACTGGTTCGATAAGTTTATCGAAAATATTGAAAGCGAAAATCCTATCGACATTCAGATAGTTGAAGATCATCTTAATCTAGATCTAGAAGACGATATGGATATTATTAATGAAGCTGAATCGACTCTTGATATTTTCAAAAAGTATATTGACAATTACGATTTGAAAAACGTCAACAAAGATAAACTTTCTAGAAAAATTGTAGATCTGTATAATGAGGCATTGGCTGTTGAATGATTTTATTTAAGAAACTGCGATGGAAAAACTTACTATCCACTGGTAATGTTTTTACTGAAATCGAACTTAACAAGTACAATACAACTTTGATTGTTGGTGAGAATGGTGCAGGTAAATCTACCATTCTTGACGCATTGTCATTTGTTTTGTTTGGCAAGGCGTTTCGTAAAATCAACAAGCCACAGCTTATTAATACTATAACTCAGAAACAACTTGTAGTTGAAGTTGAGTTTTCTATCGCCAAGAACAACTTTAAAATTGTTCGTGGTATGAAGCCCAACGTTTTTGAAGTTTACAAAGATGATAAGCTGATGAATCAGTCAGCGGAGATGAAAGACTATCAAGAAATTCTTGAGAAGCAAATTCTTAAGATTAACCATAAGTCTTTTTGTCAGGTAGTAGTTCTTGGATCTGCTACGTTCCAACCTTTTATGCAGTTGTCTGCTGGTCAGCGTAGAGAAATTATTGAAGATCTTCTTGACCTTCAAATCTTTACTACGATGAACTCTATTCTTAAAAATAAATTGCTTAATAATACTGAAAAACTTTTTGAAATTCAAACGAAGAAAAAAGTAACTCAAGAAAAAATTGATTTTATCAAAGATCATCTTAAGCAACTTCAGAACAATACAGATCAGCTGATTAATGAAAAGAAAGAGTTGATTCAAGACACGAATAAAAAAATTGATCAACTTAATAAGGATTATTGGAAGTTAGAAAACGAAAGAAAAGATTTAATAGAAAACATTCCTGATTCTGAATGTGTTTCTAAAATGCTACAAAAACTTTCTAAGTTAAGGCATCAAATAGAAGCTAACTTGGTATTGGTTAAAAAAGAAGTTACGTTTTTTGAAAAACATGACAACTGTCCAACCTGTAAGCAAGAAATAAATGAAGAGTTCAAGTGCGAAACTATTGACACAAAAAATAAACAAATTGAAGAATACAACTCTGGTTTAGAACTGCTTACTAAGCAATACGAAGAAAAGAACAGTGAACTAAAACAAATTTTGGAAACTCAATCCAAAATAAATGATATTCGTATGGAGATAAACAGTGTAAGAACTAGAATATCTTCCGTTATAGAATATAGAGATAGACTAGAGGAAGAGTTAAAAACTCTTGGTAAGTCAGACTCTGTTAAAGAAGATAACAAGATACCTGAATTAGAAAAAGAGTTGAGGCAAATAGAAGCAGAGTTCAATGAACTTTCTGAAGATAAAAACTTATTGAATGTTACTTCTTCATTGCTGAAAGATGGTGGTATTAAAGCTCGTATCATCAAGCAGTATATTCCTATCATCAACAAGCTAATCAACAAGTATCTTTCTTCTATGGAGTTTATGTGTCAGTTCGAACTTGATGAAGAGTTCAACGAAACAATTAAGTCGAGGTATAGAGATGAATTTTCGTATGCTTCTTTCTCAGAAGGCGAAAAGATGCGTATTAATCTTGCCATTCTTTTCACTTGGCGTTCTCTCGCCAAGCTACGTAACTCTATCAATACTAACATTCTTATTATGGACGAGGTCTTTGATTCATCTCTGGATTCTAATGGCACAGAGGAATTCCTCAAGATAATAAATGAGTTGACTTCTGATACAAATACGTTTATTATATCTCATAAAACAGATCAGCTTTATGACAAGTTCGAGAAGGTCATCAAGTTTGGAAAACATAAAAACTTTTCTAGGATATTGTAATGTGGCGTCTTTGGTCTAAAGCTCTTGGTGAAAAAGCAGGTGTAAACGATAAAGAAGCAGATAAAATTGCTTTGATTAGAACTCTAATAGTATTTTGTTATATTATAACTAACTTGTTTATCATAGCTGGAGTTATAAGACATTGGTAGCAAATACATATACGGTAGAAGTTCAAGAAGATATTGAAACTGGAGAATTGATTCTTCCTATTCCTGTTGATCTGCTTTCTCAAATGGGGTGGGCAGAAGGAACAGATCTTTTTTGGATTGATAACAAAAATGGAACCTACACATTAACGGATAAGAAAAATGAATTTAGTGAAGAATGACGATCCTATACTTACTAATCCTTGCAAGCATTTTGATTTTTCACATCCTCCTTTTGATCCCATTGACTTTGCTAAGGAATTGGTTAAGTGTATGTATGATAACAACGGTATCGGTCTTGCTGCCAATCAAGTGGGAGTACCATATCGTATTTTTGCTATGCGTGCTGCTCCTGAGAACTTTGTTTGTTTCAATCCGAAAATTGTTCAGCCCTCAGAGGCTGAGGTAGTCCTTGAAGAAGGGTGCTTGACTTATCCAGGTTTATACGTTAAAATTAAACGTTCTCAACATGTAAGAGTAAGATTCCAAACTCCTAATGGAGATACCTTGACTAAGCAGTTTACTGGTATGTCAGCTCGTATTTTCCAGCATGAGCTAGATCATCTAGACGGCGTTATATTTTTCAACAAAGCTAATCGCGTTCATCGTGATAAAGCACTAGACAAATGGCGTCGAGGTATTAAATCTTCGATCAACATCAAATCTAATTTGGGCTCATATGAATATCTTCTACATCGATAAAGACCCAGCGCAAGCTGCTCAGTGGATGGTTGACAAGCATGTTGTCAAAATGATCCTCGAGTCAGCACAACTTCTTTCTACTGCTCATCGTTTGCTCGATGGTCGTGAAGTAGAAGGTAAGTCTAAGACTGGGCGTAAAGCTCGCCGTTGGATTCTTGATGATGCACGCGACCCTGTTGTGTATCAAGCAACGCACATCAATCATCCTTCAGCTGTTTGGTGCCGTGAGTCAGTTGAGAATTACAATTGGCTTACTGATCACTTTTATGCACTGATGGCAGAATACACTTATCGTTACAACAAAGAACATAAGTGTTACGGCGAGCTTTCTTATATGCTTCAATCTCCGCCAAATAATCTCAAGCGATACGAGGCAACACCAATGCCTTCCGCTATGGCAGACGAGTACAAAGTTTCTAATGACCCATTGACAAACTATCGTAATTATTATAGACTAGGTAAAGTTTCCATGCATAAGTGGACTAACCGTCAACCTCCGGAGTGGATTAATGAGTAATTGGTATAGAGATGTAATGGACTTTCATCGTTCTTTCGGTCAGCGTGTAGGAAGGCTTCCTGAGCTTCCTGGCGAGGCTGAGAGAGCATTGAGAGTCAAGCTTCTAACTGAAGAATTTACAGAATACAAGGATGCAGAGCATAACAACGATCTCGTTGAGATCGCTGATGCGCTAGCAGATATTATTTACATTGCTTGTGGTACAGCTGTGTCTTATGGTATTCCCCTTGATAAGGTTTTCGAAGAAGTTCATAATTCTAACATGGCAAAGTTGGTGGATGGTAAACCTCTCCGTCGTGAAGATGGCAAAATCCTCAAGCCAGCTGGGTGGCAACCACCGAATGTTGCAAAAATTTTGCAAAATGAAAGAGAAAATTTGATTAATGACATAATTACGCTATAATTGTTGCATATATACTATGGTAATTCACTAACAACAGGAGCGTAATATGGTAGAAATTATAGTTAGAAAAAAAATTGATTCAGAAGAAACTCTTGGTGCTTTCATCACAGTTAAGGATTACGCTGATCGTGTAATCAACGAAGATTGTGACTTGTATGCTGAGTCGCTTGATGGATCTATCTCTGAAGAAAACATAATTTTTAAGTATAGAAAAAATGTTTTTACAAAGGAAGAGCAAGATGCTGCGTATGCTGGTTTACGAGAAGCTGCTGTTGAGTCACAAAATCGCGGGTTGGCTGCAGGACCACGTGGCGATATGCTTGGCGCTAATGGTCGCGGCGGTAGAGATTGGGTTACGGAATATCATATTGACATACTCGA